ACCGACTTTACGGCTGTAGCAAACAAGGACACACCGCCTACTATTCCGAATGCGCCAAGTAAAGACGGCAACACCCCCCCCAATCCCTTTAAGGCATTACCGTTCTTGCCTACGTCTTTTGTGAAATCCCCGACAGCCCTATCCACTTTTCTTACTATTTTATCAAGTTTATCGAACTCTATTTGTGCTATTTTTATCTGTTTTGTGGAAGCTTTTTCAGATATAATTAAGTCTCTTAGTTTATTTTTTGCGTCAGTCCTTGCGCCGTTAAGTTTTTGGTAAGCTGACAATAAGCCTAAACGCTCAATCGTTTCTTTTTTTAACTCTCGGTTTAAAAATTGTTGCTGCACCTTTTCTGTTTTTAAAGTTTCTCTTTTTATTCTTTGCAAACTCTTTTCGTTTGCCTCTTGTAACTTAATTGCGTTTATAGCTTCATCAGTAGCTGTTTTTGATTGTTTCTTAGTGTTTATATAATCTAGTTCGTTTTGATAGGTTTTAAACGCCTTTATTTGCTTGTTAAGTTTTTTTGAAGATTCTATTAGGTTTTTGTTCGCCTCTATCATTAGCGTCAAATTCTTTTTGTATTCAACGCCAAATGTAAGAGCATCAGCTTCAATTAAATCTTTTTTGGTTATTAACCCGTCTTTATTTGCCATCTTTTTTTAAATTTTTTATTTTTGCTGATACCGACTTGTCAAAACTATAAAATTCATTATAGGTGATTTCATTATGCTTGCCTATATTGAATCCTAATACAGCACTAAAGGAACTCATTACATCATCTATGTTATACTCTGCTTGCTCTTCGTTTTGTTGTTTTGGTAGCTGATTTTCTAATTCTTTTATTTTAAGTATATAACCCTCTAAGTCATTTTCATACTTCCTTAAATCACTATAGTAATTTTCTGTTTTATCTGTCCTGACATTGAACCCTAAATTGCTTAACAACAAATGCGATTCTTTATCGAAATCAAAAGTCAGTATCGATATTAAAGTAATTGCTAATTTATGTTTAGTATCTATTACGCCAATTTGGTTTTTTATGTTTAATACGTTGTTTGTTGATTTGTTATCTTGTTTTTTTAAATGCTCATTGTATAAATTGTTCCAAATTTCCTGTATCCCCTCTATAGGCTGAGGATCCATATTACTATCCGTATCAAGTAAATTGTATGATTCCGTTTCAAGTATTTTTAAGAATATCTTATATGGTATATCATCAAGCGTGCTGTAAATCATATTGCTAATATATTTCTTATATGTTTTAAATAAAAAGGCAATAGTTTTTCTTTAACTACTGCCTTTAGCTGTTCATCTGTTAACCCAAATATTTCTACAGATAATAAACTTTTATTATTTAAAATCAACCCTTTTTTGGTATCGGTTGAATTAAATCTTAAAACGTTACTCACATTCTGAATATAATACTTATTTAAAAAACTCCCTGTATCATATAAATCAAATGGCCCTCCTGCTTTTTTGCTGCCTTTGGTTATTATTTCCGTTGCCTTGGAATAAAACCCAATAGGATTACCAAATATGTCTGTACTTTCATTCCTTATCCTGTCCGTATTCAGCTTTAAAATGTCCTTCTCGATACTCTTTATATAATCAAACAGAGCTTTCTCTAACTTACTAGGAGTTAGGTTTTTCGCTCGTTTTAATTGTTCCTGTATCGTTGCCATTCCCGTTAATTGCTATTTTATAAGCTTTTTTCAACTCCACTTTCCGTAAAGACGGCACCATATTATTGAAAATATGGCACTGTCCTATGGTTGCTCTAAAGGTTTCAAACGTTTCGTTATATCCTTTTTTGAACTCAATACCCTGATAAATATTCATTATACTAGAGTTACTATTGCTACAGATTCGTAAAATGACAATGTAGTACTTACTACCCCATTTAGCTCTACTGTAAATCCTGCGGTAATTCCTGTACCAACTAATTGAATAGTCCCGTTTGCGTCAGCTGCAACCAAATTCATAGCTTGTACTACACCTCCTGCGTCTTTTACGACGTAGTCTGATAAGACTAAATTGGTTACTTTTTCGTTTGAGCACCCTGCAAAAACCTGTAGGTTAATCGTCGTTGCGGTATGAGATAGTACAGAAATATTAGCGTCGAAGATTTGCTTTAAATCCGTAAAATCCCAATCAGGATTTGGTACATAGAAATTATCTTCAAACTCTTCGTAATCTCTAAAAGTCATAGTAACCACACTAAAAGCTGGCTTTTGGGCTGTTGGCATATTTCTAATACCAACATTAAAGTAGGTTAGATCTTGCCCTTTGATTACTCCGTTTTTTTCTACTAATGCCATTCCACCGCCTTTAAAGAAAAACACGACTTGAGTGTAGTCTGAATTGTTAAAGCTTTTCAAAGCTCTATGCGAACAAAACCCTAAATAAGATTCGAATTGAAGCTTTTTAATAGCCTTATCGGTCTCTTTTGTGTAATTTCCTGTCTCGTACAGTACCGCTTCGGTGTTGCTTGGCGTAATCTCGTAAGCAGCATATAAAGGAACTACCTCCTTAGACTGTATTAAACTGTTCCAATTAGCAACATCTTTCGCAAGAGTTTTACTAGCTATTCTAGTCGTATCCTTTACAACAGCCACATACTCGATTATTTGCTCCATGCATTCTTCATTCGAGCCTGTATTTTTTGTTTTGTTTACATTACAAAGTTCTACTTGTAAATCCATATTTTTTTATTTTATTATATTAAACAGTCTTTTTTATTAATATTATTTAATTGCAATTCTATAACTACTTCATCCCAAATGTCGGTCGTGTAGGTTTCGCTATTAGAGGCTTTTAGATTGGCGCGTTGGTAAAAAGTAAAATCATCATTAAAAGGAGACCGTTTTTTTAACTTATTAATAAAGTCATTCGCTACTAAATAGCATATATCAAAACTGCCCTTTCTATCCTCGTTTAATGTTTCTACTTTAGAATTAACAGCAATATGAAACTTTACATTACTGAAATTTACCCATGCTTTCCTATCTAATCCCTGCCAATCCTCTTCTAGCCAAATTAAGGGGTACTTTCTGCTATTAACTAAGCCTAATGAGTTATTTATCTGCTTCTCATTCATTGATTCAATCCATTTATGTAATGCGCTTTCGTCTCCGAAGCTAAACGCAACTGGCTCATTGTTATAAATAACAGTTTCCGCAATTGGTCTTATAAATGTATCTAGGCTATAAATCATAATAACTTATTAGTTTAAGATTTGTTTTTTCTGTGTAAGGAAAATCTGTTTTACTATTCAATAAATATTCATTTAATGATACGTTATTACATGATACTCCATACGATACAAATTTCACTAAATCATTCCAGGCATCGCTTGATTTTATATCTGACCTTTGCGCCTCAATTCCTGCTGATTGTACCCTACCTATTCCTACTCCCGTATTCAATGCTCTATTGTCAAGAATCCAATTATAATAGATATAAGGAGCCATGACTGACTCCATTACATCTATTGAGTCGATTACCGCTACTTTACGAGTTAAACCACCCCAGTTTACAACAACATCAACATCACAACCACAACCCTCGTAAATCAATTGTGTTCTTGTGAAGTCGCCGCCGTTAACTAAAGATTTCCATTTCGCTATTGCGTCAGTTCTTACAGAAAAATAACCGTTAACATCCGTGTCTAATTGTGTTAATAATTCAGCATACAGAGCTACACCTAATAGCCTTTTTAGCAATTCACTTTCGTGTTTTTGAATATGAATTTTTAAAGCCACATTATTATCTAATGCGTCGGCTTTAATGTTTGGTATTTGGTATTTTCCGTATGTAAAATTAGACACTCTTGTAAACATATTTTTACGCTTTAACGGGTTTTAAATAAGTAGCTGCTTTTTCTAAGTTAACTAACTGACTTGCTAACATAGAGCCGCATTTAAAAACGTCTCCTTTTTTTTTATTAGCAAAATCTTTTGTGAATTTTACCTCTTTCATGTTATGTAGCTATAGTTACCAATGCAGCTGAAATACTAGTTACTTTTAGCCATCCCGTTTTGTCTACATCTCTGATTAATAAATTTAAACGCTTTCTAGCCTTTAAGCTTTTCATGTCGCTTTCCCAGTTCCCAGTCGCCATACCTACCTCAACAGTTACCCCAGGTATTTCGTAAATAGTTGCGAATCGTGAATCTCCGATATAAAGAGTGTTTGCAGCAACGCTATTAGCTTCTATAATAGATACGTTATCTACTAAATTACCGTTTCTGTCAGCAAAAGGCGGCATAACATAGTTGTTATTAGCGTCTTTTTTAAGCTTCATTTTGTTAATGTCTACTATATTCATTAACACGACGTTTACATCGTACTTTGAGCCATAAGGACTTGATATAGCTTCTCTAAGTTTCACAACTAAATCATAAATACTTGCGTCTGCGATTCCAGACGCCACAGGAGTAAATGCCGTTAAGTACGTTGCTATACCGTTTAATTCTTCGCCTGTTCCAGCGCCAGTAATTAATTTAGTATCTATAATTAAATTTACGTTCGTTCTTAAAAACGCATCTAACTCGGAAGCAAACAATGCAGAATCATATAAAAACTCTTCGCTTACAGGTATCAAATCGCCTACTTTTTTCAAAGTCATTGTTTTAGTTACCCATTTTGCGTTACTTGATGGAAAAGCCGCACCTTCTGCGACCATTGCGGCAGCTCTTACAGTTGTCGCATTATCCCAGTCCGAATACCGTACTACACCGTTTGAATTTCTATCTACTGGCGCTTTTCTAAAAACGTCATATACCGACAATTTTCGGTGTGCTAGCTGACCTATGTTTGTTAAGTCTTTCGCATTTGCATTACCAACTACGTTAGCTCTAAGTGTATTGCCTTTAGATACATCATTCTTTAACTCAAAAGAATAACCTTGATTTGATTTCATGGCTTCTTCTAAAGGGGCTTTTATAGCATCAACCTCTTGTTCGAAGGTTAGTTCTGCTTTGGTTTGGTATCCATCACCTAAAGCTACTATTTCTATGCCTTGCTTTTCTACAATAGAGTTTAAATCGTCAACGGTCTTTTTTTGATCGATTGCTAATTTAGAAACTTGCGCATCAAAATCTACTTTTAACTCTGCTTTTGCATCGTCTATGCCTTTTTGCAATAACGCTTTCTCGTGGCCTTCTTTTTGCACCATGTAAGCATCTAACTCTACAGATGTTAACGCTTTTAATTCTTCACTCGTTTTTTTCTTATACATTTCTTTCTTTTTTAATTATTAAATAAATACTACATTTTGAGTGCTTTTTAGCGGCTCTTTTTTATCAAGTGAGTTATCGGCTTGATTTTTACTTTCTACTTCTACCGTTGGCGTGAATTGATTACTCCCTATTACTACAGCACTACCCTCGTATTTTATTTGCGCTTCTAACTGTGCATAAAACCAGTTAACGCCCTTTGTGTCGTTCTTATTTGCTATCATGGGAAAATATTTATCCCAGTTTTCTTTGTATTGCGTGTGCTCCGACTCCTCTGAGTTCATGCAAAACAATTCCTTTACCCGTCGCATTCTTACTGAATGATTCTTTACGCGCCCTTTTAAGTATTGTTCGTACATAAATGGGTTTCTTTCTCTCTTAATTATAGCGTCAAAATACAACACCTCTGCCGAACCTGCTAATTTATACCCTAAATCACTAAATGATTTTTCTTCCGTGTACGCCTTTATTTCGTCGGAGATTATTCCTTCAAATGTAAGCCTATGCTCCTGGCATAAATACAACACTCTTCCCTCTTTTAGAGTCTTTTTCCAAATACCGTTTATATGTAAGTCCCTGTGACTATCTAGTATGTTAGTGGAATTTATAGCCACCTTTACTTTTAAAACCCCTTTATCTTCTACATCGTCTTGCGATTTTATTGCATTCCCTTTTTCATTTAACGCATAAGAGTCTAACGACATGCTGTCACTGTTTTTTAAAACGCTGTGCCGCTGTGCTTTTATCAATGCTTGATTTTTAAACATGTAATCTAGCTCTTCCTCTTTTGAGGAAAATTTTTTTTTAATTAAATCACTCATTTCGTGAAGGTTTTCTTTTGTTCCCGCCTGTTTATATCTTCTCTCAATTCCTTGTCGTTTGATTTTTCTGCTATTTCTTTTATGGCTTCTATATCTCTGTTTATCATAACTCTATGTTGTTGTTTTTTAATATCTTGTTTATAGAAGACGTGCTTATAACTCCCTTTTCCAGTAACGTTAAATACATATTTACTAGTTTTGTATTAGTGTCTATTACTCTATTCTTTGTTACAGACATGGCCATTAAGTGATCAAATGATATACTTAGCTCTCCTTTGTCGCTGAAATGGATATTTAAAGCGTCTATTAGTTTGTTTGATATTGGTAGTACTTCCGTTTCCATTAGACTCAATTCAGCGACTTCTTTGTTGTCGTACTTAGCCGAAGCTCCGTAAGGCGACAACTCTATAGGGAAATTAAACGCATCATATACCGCTAAAGCGTCCGTTTCTACTATCTTATTGAAGTCTACGTTATTTAATTTCTCGCTTAAATTTACCGCATCAACTCCTTTAGATGAAACTATTATTCTGTTTCTTAGCCCCCTTTGATTTAATCTATTTTCCATTAAATCTTTCTGCGTTTTTAATGTACTGTTTTGTTCTGCCGATACTGGTATAACTGGTACAATAGCATTTAAACCTTCGTCTATAACGCTATTATTAGATTGCTTTGGCGATACTATTGTAGTTCCTGAGTTTTGTATTTGTATCCCTTTAGCTGTCTGCCCCGAAGTTAGATTGTCAATTTGCGATTTTAGTGGTTTAATTCTGCTTATACCTATCCTTGTTTGCTCTTCCATTCTTACATCGTAAAAAACCATTACATTAGATGCGCTAATATTGTAGTTAATACTGTCGTGGCTAAAGCTTATGTTTTTTTCTTCAAACTTAACGCTTAAAGGGTTTATATTTATTAACTCCAATGTTTTGAAATAACCAAACGACTTTTGTTTTTTATGGATCACCGTAAATCCGTATGCTAAAAGGTAAGTGGTAAATTCAGTTATAAATTCGCTTTTGTTTTGTTGGTTATTTGGTTGGTTTATTTTATCTAAAAGCTCGCTTCCGTTTGGGTTGGTGTCTGTTATTAATCCGTTAACAATACGTTTTGATATTTTATTAATAACGCTGCTTAGTATAGGTGTTCTCTCAACTAATTCGTTGTAATCTCTACCATCAGAGTAATACGTTTGATCTCCATTTCCTAGGTCTACAAGTTCTCCAAGCAAGAAGCTTCTATCTCTATTGTATAAGCTGTCCGTGCTAGAAAACCCGTTTTTTAAAAAATATCTTGCATTTGAGAAAAAACTCATAGATAATATATTTATTATTTACAAATATATAAATTTAATTCTTATTTTTTTGTTTTACATAGGTTTTAAACTAATAAATACCTATAGTTTTGATATATATAAATTATACCTTGCGTTAAAGCATCCTCGCAATCATCGTGACCGTCCTCTGATTTTCCGCTTTTAGGGAAGTTCTCCATGTGCCTCAATGCTTGGTTATATTCTTTTTGATGTTCTTGCGGCTCTACAAAATTAATCTTATGTACAAACTGTGCATAAGCATTTAGCCTTTCTATCTTATTGCCTTGACTGTAAGAGCCTCCTATATTAACCCCTTTAGACAACAGCACCGATAAAAAAACGCTGCCTTGGTTGTTTGTCTCTAACTTATTAATTATTGAGCCGTTTTTATCTATTGATTTTTGTATCCTATCGATAGTTACGTTGCTGCCTTGCTGCGTGTAAATGCAATCAAAAATAAAAAGCTTGCTTTGATTTAATTCTAAGAACCACGTACATAGATAGTCGCTCCCTGTGTCTGCGACATCTGTAAACGAAAATCTTATTATATCGCTTCGGCTTTCGGGCAATTTCGGCACCCTGTTAATCGTGTACAGTAGATCATCAGTAGATAAAGAAGCTTGATTAAATTGGATATTAAACGCTATGTCACTTATCGGCAATGTATCGTCTGACAACCCTAGCTGCTGCTCTTTTAGAATTTGACGACTTAGCCTTTTGGGGTCGAGTAATCCGTCTACATAATATTTTTTTAGCTCTGTAGGGTTGATGTTGTTGTAAACGTTTTCAGCGGGTAAACATATATGCTTTACTCTGCTTAATGTTTTTAACGCGTGTGCCGTGGTGTCTATTCTTGATAGTCTTTGCATAACAAGAATATAGGGACATTTCTTTTTGTCTTTTTTTCTAGTCTGCAACGCTTTAAACCCCTCTATACATTGTTTAGAATCCTGTACGCTTTGCGCTGTTTTGTAATCCATAGCATCATCATCAAGTATTACATCGGCGTGTTTTCCTGTAGACGAGCCTCGAGTTGTTAACGAAAACCTCTTGCCGCCCGCCGTTGATTGGTAGAATGTTTTTGCAGAAACGTCTTTTCTTATTACCACATCTGGAAAATACTCTTGGTACTTTTCTGATTGAATTAAATCTTTTGAAGCTGTCGAAAACTCAGTTGCATTTTTACCATCAATTGTATTACTTATTATTGTTTTGGTGGAATCGTTAGCCCAAAGCCATGCGGGAACTATTCTTGATACTATTGTTGATTTTGTAGTGCCAGGGGATATATTTATTATGAGGTCGTAAAGCTTATCTTCTCCTTTTAGAACCCTATCAAGAACTATCTGTATTTCATCGCATAAATACTTTATATGCCAATTACCTTCATAGTCCCCTTTTGCTACCTCCTGCCAAAATTCAATTAAAAACTCGTAAAGATTAGCTTTCAATTGGTCCGCTCTTTTCGATACTAATAGTTTTTCTAATTCGTTTAGCTCCGTTTCGGTTAAACCTAGCATATTATTTAATTGTCTTAGTTAACAACTCTTCTATTCTTGCGTTCCTTTTTTCGGTTTCTAAGTTTAGACTTAACACTTCCGTTTGTACGGGCGCATAGTCGCCTTCCAATTTACTTATCTCTGCCTGAAGCTCTCTTAAAACTTTTCTTAAAGACACCTTTTCGTGTGTTGATAACTTCTTCTTTTTTAAATCCGTGATTGTGTTTTCTGCCTCATTCTGTAAATTCAGCATTCGGTGCAGTTTCGATTTTAAGCCGCTATCAGCTTTCACTTGTTCGTCCATGAGGTATACATCATCTCTTTTGCTTTTTGCTTTAATTAGATACCCGTTATACCTCTCTTTAGTCCTGTCCCACTCCTTTGCGAACGTACTTGATGATTTACTCCACTTTTTAGCGTATATTGTCCAACATTCCGAGTAGTTTACTCCAACTTTTACCCTCAAATCATAAATCCATTCAACTCGACGCGTCACTTCTGCTGTCATAACTTTCTATTGTTTACACAAATATAGATTATTTAAAATAAATGGAGTTACTCCAGCTTTTTTTTGCTTCTTTTAGGGTTTTGAATGTTTATTTACAAGCATTCATTAGCTTGTTGTTTTTCTGCTCTAGTATAATTTGATAATTTCGTGGGTCCTTCTCAGATAATTCTAGTTGATGGTTGTAGTAGTTCTCTATTTCCTGTACTCTTGATTCGCAGCTTTCTTTTGTGCAGCTTGATATGGTTATAATCGCTATTAATAGAGTTATGTTTTTCATATTTTATTTGTGGTATTTATTGTTTTTTCGATACTTACTGTACTTACCTCCCTCTTTGGGAATAAACAACTCATCTTCTCTACGTGTGTTATTTAACTCCTCTACTAAAAATTTTATTTGCAGTTCTTCTAGGTTCATGGTTATTTTTTATAAAATTGATTTTTTTCTATGTGATCCAATGTAAAGTAAATTACTACACACAATATGCAAGCTATCACGCCCACTAAAAATATTTGTTGTATTGTCATTGTTGGTTATTTAGGTTGTTTTTGTTTGTCTCCACCCCGTGCAGCTTCCTGTCTTATGGGTTGGTTTTACTAGGTTTTTATAATTCTATTTTTTTGTTCGTAAATGGGTTGTAGTCTCCTTCTTTGTAGCAATATCCTTTGTACCCCACTCCTGACCCGTCTTTTTTGAATATTAATCCGTTTTCCAATACGAATTGGGTGTTAGTTACTCTAGTTACTTTTGAAGGGGTGTAATCGCCGCCTTCCCATGTTAGTACTATGTCCCCTTCTTTTACGTTTTTAAATTTCATTTTGTTTATTTTTTAGTGCATTTTAAAATGCATTTAAGTTCCTTTAATTTTGTTTTGGTAGTCATAGAGGTAAGCGGCTTCCCTAGTCCTTTGTAGTACATTTTGTATTTAACGTACCTGCCTTTCAAACATATAACCTCGTAAAAGTTTAGATTATCAGTTAATAAATCTCTTACCCCTTTTCGATATTGGTAGAATATTTGTCCCACTTTAATTTTTTTTACATAGTGTGGCTTGTTGGTTACAATTTTTGTACGAAAGTAATGATACCTCTCGCTGTAGCTATCCGAGATGTGCTTGTGTTCTAGGATGCAATACTTGTTGTCATAATGCGTTTCGCACTCGTTTTTGGTTTT